AACTAAAAGAACAAATAGAGGAATAATATGGCGTGGGTAGATGTATCAGGATCAAACGGTGTATGGGAGTATGAAAATGCTGCTACAGCGGCTAATACATATCCTGATTCGGCTGACGGTGCAAACTCAACTGTGTCTGGTGGTATAAGAACACACACAAGACCAGGAACTAATGCTGTCACAAAAGTTTATATGAGAACAAGAATGACTGGTGAAACAGTAGAACGTGGTGAACTTTCTAAAACTTATTATGATGGACAGTAATGACAATTTCTTGGTTTAATAATGGTATAAAATCTGATTCGATTGTACATACAGTAGATGATAATTTTAAAGTTATCACAAATGTAAAAGGCAATCAAAATGAAGAAATGGTTGTAGTTGATGTTTCAAAATTAAAAAACGCAACAAGTCAACCTAAAATTAGTATTGCAGGAATTAACTTTGAAGTATTTGGAACAGGCGAATTAAAATTTTTATTAGGAGAAACAGAAATGGTTACTATCAAAGGTAGAGGAAATTATGGTTTAAAACCAACTGAAAAAAAGTTGGTTAATAATGCAGAGGAAAATGTAAAAATAAAATCTGATTCTAATGTACCTAAATTTAATATTAGTTTAGAGTGTCACAAAGAATCAGGATTTGAGGTATAAAAATGGCAGATACGGTAACAACAAAAACAATTACAGATACGCAAGGTGTAAAATACGTTGCGAAATTAACAAACTTTTCAGACGGCACAGGCGAGAGTTTAGTTAAAAAAATTGACGCTTCAGAATTAACTTTTATGACCGAAGATGGTACTAGAAAGATTGCCAAGATATGGTATTCTATCAATGTATCAGATACTAAATCGGCAGTTGAATTAGTGTGGGACGGAGAAACTAATTCTACAGCGGCCATTTTAAGTGGAAACGGTTATTGGGATTTAAGAACAGCAGGTAATGAGATTATTAATGACTCTACAACACCTACTGGAGACTTACTATTATCAACTAAAAATTTTGCTATAGGTGATAACTATACGATTATTGTTGAGTTTAGGTAAAATCCTTTATAAATATATAACAAAGAGAGAGATTAAATGAAACTAATATCGGAAGAAATTTCTTCAGCAGAATATATTGTAGAAGAAACAAACGGAAAAAAAGATTACAAGATACGTGGTGTATTTTTGCAGTCTGATATTAAGAATAGAAACGGTAGAATTTACGAGAATGCTATCCTTTCTAACGAAGTTAATCGTTATAACAGAGAATTTATCCAGAAAAATCGTGCATTTGGTGAGTTAGGACATCCTGACGGACCAACAGTCAATTTGGAGAGAGTGTCACATATGATTACTGCTCTAACTCCAGACGGCAAGAATTTTATGGGTGAAGCCAAGATTATGAACACACCTTACGGTAAGATTGTAAAAGGTCTTATTGACGAAGGCGCTCAATTAGGAGTATCTTCAAGAGGTATGGGTTCCTTGGTGACTAAAGGCGGTGCTAATTATGTAGGTAAAGACTTCTATTTAGCAACGGCGGCTGATATTGTTGCAGACCCCAGCGCTCCAGACGCTTTCGTTGAAGGCATTATGGAGAATAAAGAGTGGATATGGGACAATGGTCAGATTAAAGCACAAGATATTGAAGAATATAAAAAGTATATTGAGAAGGCAAAATCAATCCAATTAGCAGAAGCTAAGGCGGAAGTGTTTAAAACCTTTCTTAAAAAACTATAATATTATAAATATCTACTAGAGAATAAAATAAACGTTTATTTTACAATTAAGAATAAGGAGATTTCTAAAATGGCCGAGACAGAAAACAAGTCAGAAGCGTTGGAAAAATCAGCGGTTGCTGAAGCGAGTGTAAATACACAAGCTGACGCTCCGAAAAAGAATGCTGTAGCGGCTGAAACTTCAAAACTATCTAATAGTGCTGAAGATTTAGGTCCAGCGGTTGTTAAACCAACGGACAGCAATCCTGACGCAACAAAGAAAACTAAACAAGTTTCTGGTGACCCTCAACAAAAAAGTCAAGGTAGTGCAGACGCAATGCCAAAACTTAAAGAGGAAGAAGTAGAAGCTGAAGGTTCAGAAATCAAAGAAGGCGAAATGCCTAAAGCAGCTTTAGACGCTCTTGCTAAGTCGAAAGACAAAAAAGAAAAGTCTGAAGAAGCTGACGCTAATGACAAAGAGAAGAAAGACGAAACAATGATGAAGGCTTCTTATAAAAAAGAAGAGATTGATGTTTCAGACCACGTTGAAGCTCTTGTTAACGGCGAAAATGATTTATCTGAAGATTTTAAAAACAAAGCTGCAACTATTTTTGAAACAGCAATTAAGTCAAAAGTGGCTGAAATTGCAGAATCAATGGAAGCGGATTACAACACGAAATTAGAGCAAGAAAGTGCAAAAGCAAAAGATGAGTTAACTGAAAAAGTTGATTCATACTTATCTTACGTTGTTGAAGAGTGGATGAAAGAAAACGAAATCGCTCTTGAACGAGGAATTAAAGGTGAGATTGCTGAAGACTTTATCTCTGGTCTTAAAAAACTTTTCGCTGAACATTATATTGATGTTCCAGATGAGAAGTATGATGTTTTAGAAGCGCAAGCAACTAAAATTGAGAACCTAGAGTCAAAGTTAAACGAGCAAATTGAAAAGAATGTTGAACTAAAAGCTGAAAACAAAGAGAAAACTAAAGGCGAATTAATGTCTGAAGTTTCTTCAGATTTAGCTGACACTCAAAAAGAAAAATTTGCTAAACTTGCCGAAGAAATTGAATACTCAACAGCAGAAGATTTTAAGAAGAAGTGTGAAACTATTAAAGAATCATACTTTGGACAAAAAGCAAAAGCTGATGAGAGTTTAGATGATGTGGCGGCTGATGGTGAACTTTCTAACGAAGATTTATCAAAAGCGATGGCTGCTTACACTGCCGCTATTAGCAAAACAAAAGATATTAAAATATCTTAATCAAGGAAAAGGGAGAAAAAATAATGTACTTATCCGAAACTCACGAAAAAAAATGGCAGCCAGTCCTTGAGCATCCTGATTTACCAAAAATCACGGATTCTTATAGACGTGCCGTCACCTCTGTTATCTTGGAAAACCAAGAAAGAGCTGCTAAGGAAGACAATGCGTTCTTATCTGAAGCTGCACCAACGAACTCAACAGGTTCAGCAGTATCTAACTGGGATCCAATCCTAATTAGTTTAGTAAGAAGAGCAATGCCTAACCTTATCGCTTACGATATCGCAGGTGTTCAACCTATGACCGGTCCAACTGGTCTTATCTTTGCTATGAGAAGCAGATACACTTCACAAACTGGTCAAGAAGCTATGTTTGACGAAGCTGATACTGATTTCTCTGGTAGAAATGCTGCCGGTTCAAGCGTAGATGGTTATTCAACTACTGCTAATGCTGGTACTAATCCAAGTGTGCTTAACGATGGTTCACCAGGTACTTACACAACAGGTACTGCTATGACTACAGCTGCGGCTGAAGCATTAGGTGACGCTAGCGGAAACGCATTTGCTGAAATGGCATTCTCAATTGAGAAATCAACTGTGACTGCTAAATCAAGAGCTCTTAAAGCTGAATACACTATGGAACTTGCTCAAGACTTAAAAGCAATCCACGGTTTAGACGCTGAAACAGAGTTAGCAAACATCTTATCTGCTGAAATCTTAGCTGAAATCAATAGAGAAGTAGTTAGAACTATCTACATCAATGCTGAAAAAGGCGCTGCTGTAAATACTACAACTGCTGGTATCTTTGATTTAGATACTGATTCTAATGGTAGATGGTCTGTTGAGAGATTCAAAGGTCTTATGTTCCAATTGGAAAGAGACGCAAACAGAATCGCTCAGAGAACAAGAAGAGGAAAAGGAAATATGATTATCTGTTCATCAGATGTCGCTTCTGCTCTTCAAATGGCTGGTGTATTAGACTATACTCCTGCTCTTAACAACAATCTAAACGTTGACGATACTGGTAATACTTTTGCTGGTGTTCTTAACGGAAGATACAAAGTGTACATTGACCCGTATAGTGCAAACTCTTCGGCGAAACAATACTACGTAGTTGGTTATAAAGGTACTTCACCTTATGACGCAGGTATGTTCTACTGTCCTTATGTGCCACTTCAAATGGTTAGAGCAGTTGGTCAGGATACTTTCCAACCGAAAATTGGTTTCAAAACTAGATATGGTCTAGTAGCGAACCCATTTGCCGAAACTGGTGCAATTTCAGGTGCTGCTTCAGCAGTAAATGACGCTGGTTCAGCAAACTCAAACAGATACTACCAAAAAGTACAAGTTGCAAACTTAATGTAATTTTACTTAAAAGTAGAACTTTTAAAAGGGCGGCTTTTAGTCGCCCTTTTTTTTAGCCTTCCTCCGGATTGGATAAATAATAGTATGACAACTACTGACGCATTATCAAGACAACCAACTAAATTAGACCTTGCCTCACCGGCACAGTTTAAGTTTAGTATTATCAAACTACCAAAGGTGGAATATTTCTGTACAGCAGCTAATATACCTGGAAC